TGTTAATGCAAATCAAGGTAATCCTGTTATAGTTCCAACGCCGCCTACTAATAGTGCTGCGGTAAACACTGCCGCAGATAATCGTGATCGTCAGGCTGGTTCGGTAATTGCACCAAGTGAAAGTAATCAGATTGCTGCAGCAAGCGTAGAGTCTGCTGTGGCTAATCAAGCCGCAATAAATGCTGATAGCACTGCTACGCAAGCCAGAATAATTAGTCAGGCATCTCGAAACGAAGCCGCAACTGCTGATACAAATACTGCGCAAAGTAGTGGTGACAGTACTATAACCAATATTTCTCCAAACATAGACCCACGTGGAAGAAACCAAATACCTGCAGATGCAGTAAGTGTAGACCCTAGACCAGATGCTACCCAACAACGTGGAATGAGTGAGGATAACCCAAGCACGAGTCCACCAGTAGTATCGGAAACTACTAGTAGTGACACAAATGGACAGTCTTTTGCGGATCAAACGCCAACCACAACAAATGGAGTTCCTTCTAATATTGGTAGCGGTAGTGCATCACGTGATAGTGGCGGCAGTTCTATTGTAACTAGTAGTGGAACAGCAACTAGTGGAAGAAGTTCAACAAGCAGTGCAGGCAGTGGCAATGGCGGCAACACTCCACAAAGCAGTGATACATCAAATAAACTTCATGCATATGCTAACTGGACATATAAAATATCAATTTATGCAGTTCCCCCTAGTACTATTAATCAAATGGCAGACGGTAGTATTACGCCTGGCAATGAAAGAGCCATCTTATCAGGCGGTGTGTTTGTATTAAGTGACGGTGGACGAGGCGCAAGCAGTGGAGATACTTCTTTTTTTCCTACTGATTTAGGAATTGATAACATTGAACTTGAAAGTTTAGTTTCGCCAACACAAAGAACTCGTGGTAGTGATGTACTTACAATGAAATTTGATATCATTGAACCATATACCGTTAGTTTTCTTGAAAAATGTAAGGCAATTCAAGAAAAATTTGTGCCTGGTGTTAATGCAAGTTGGGACACTACGTTCTTTGTTATGATAATTGAATTTTTAGGATATGATGACCTTGGTCGTCCTAAAGTAATTCCACAAACAACAAAGTATATACCATTTACCTTTTTAAATATGACATTTAAGGTTAGTGCCAGTGGTGCTGTCTACACATGTACTGCAATACCTACAAATTTACTTGGTAATACAGGTATTGATAATGTTATTCCATTCCATGTTGAGACCCAAGCACAAACAATTGGTGAGTTATTTGAAGCACAATCTATAAGTGGATCACAAGTTACTCAAAATAAATCTTCACGAGTTGATGAACGTGGTCAAACAACAGCAGATTTGACCGCCCAAAGTGACCTCACGAAAGGTTCAATTATCGTTACTAAAGGATTACAAACTGCACTAAACAAGCAAGAAGAAGACAAATGTAAGATTGGGCCCGATGGTAAGCCATTGAACAAAGGTCAATATTTGCCAAATTCTTATATTTTTAAATTTGATGATAGTATATTACAGGCAACAATTGCTGACCCTAAAACGTTTAGTACACAAAGTACAGGTTCTACCAGTGGTGATAATAATGATAGCAAAACACAGCAATTAAAAGACAAAGGTAAAGTTGGCTCATTGGTTGCTGATTTTAGTAAAAAAACATTTCGTGCACAGGCTGGCACAAAGATAACTGATTTTATTAACAGTGTTATTAAAGTCAGCAGTTATATGACTAATCAGATTAGCACAAGTCAGGGCGACAGCAAACCAGTTAATGTTTGGAAAATAAACCCAACAGTAAAATTTAAAACAATAGACAAAGGAACAAACTACTACCAACGTGAGATAACGTATTATGTTTCACCATATACTCTTCGTGGACAAGATGCGCCAGGTTTTGGTCAACAGCAAGTTCAAAAAAGCGAGATAGTAAAACTATATGAGTATATCTATAGTGGAAATAACCGAGATGTTATTGACGTTAATATCGAGTATCAGATGGCTTTCTTTGAAGTACGAAATGGTGTAAGTAGTCGTTATACTAAAGATAGTAATAATACTATTGAAGAAAATAATCCAAAAAATGTTAGCATATATGATGGACATACTGATAATAGGTTCTTTAAACCACGTTATTTTCATTCTACTGGTATTGCCAACCAACAAAACACAGGTGATACAACCGCAAATGATAGTTTAATTACTGTGCAAAATTTTATGGAAAAACTATTTGATAATGGCGGTGATATGGTTTCGCTTGACATTACTATTATAGGTGATCCAGATTGGATATCACAGGATGTTCCGCTATACGGTCCAATTCTACCAAGTGGTTCGTACATAAGCACAGGCAGTGTTAATTTTACTAATCCAGTTTACTTTAATTTTTATTTTGCCACGCCAAATAAAGACTATGATGATATAACTGGTGTTTTTAATAGTAATGGAAGTTATAGTCAATTTAGTGGAGTATACCAAGTAATATCTGTTAAAAGTAATTTTAATGGCGGTAAGTTTACACAAAAATTAACAAACGTGCGTGTTCGTAACCAAGAACCACCAAAACAAACCAGTAGCCGTAGCGACAGTGCTACTTCGCAACCAGTTAACTCTGCTACTCGTGGACCAACAGAAAACCCAATAGCCGAACCAGCAAAGCAGATAGTACGACCAGATAGCGGCGGTGGTACTCAAGCCGTTTCGCCAAGCGCACCAAGTATAGGAAGCGCAATAGAAGATGGGTTTCAACAACAAATAACTGCTGGTGCAGGAACACTCGGATAAGGATAAGAAATGGCTGACAAATTACATCAAGGCACGAGAAAAACTGAAAAAAGTTATGACCACGCTGCCGCAGATGGCACACGAATTGCGCCTGGTCCTTTTATTGGTATAGTAAAGGCTAATACGGATATCTTGTATAGCGGTAGATTACAGGTTTGGATTCCAGAACTTGGTGGTGATCCTAACGATGACCGCAGTTGGCGCAGTGTTGCATACAGCACTCCATTTTATGGCACTACGCCAGGACACAACAGCACTGATTATAAAGGTGCGCCGCATAGTTATGGGATGTGGTTTGTACCTCCAGATATTGGTGTACAAGTTCTTTGTATATTTGTTAATGGTGATCCTGCTCGTGGATATTGGATAGGTTGCGTACCAGAATGGCCAAGTTTACACATGGTTCCTGGTATGGCGGGTAAACTAGATGGTACAAGTCCGTCTCCGCTTGTAGACTATTATGTTGACCCTAACGTTGACCCAGATTTAAGTCACGTAAAAAATCTACAACGATTTGTACACGAAGACCAAGAAAAAACATGGTCAGAACAAGGTATCTTAAAAGACCCTGACCGTGGACCTGGTACAAGTTCAGCATTTCGTGAAACTCCTAGTGCTGTTTTTGGCATAAGCACACCCGGCACGGCAATTAGTGAAGATGCATTGGCTGGCGTAAGCGGTCGTAAAGGCGGACATACTTTTGTTATGGACGACGGCGATAGCAATGGTAAAAATAAACAGATGCGTTTTAGAACGGCTGCTGGTCATATGATTCTAATGAATGATACAAAAGATTTCATCTATGTTATCAATTCTAAAGGAACAGCATGGGTTGAACTTACTGGTCAGGGTGATATAAACATCTTTGGTCAAAGCACGATGAATATTACTGCTAAAACAGGGTTTAACCTTGAAACCGATGGCGGCATTACAATGCATGCTAAAAAAGATATTAACATGAAAAGTGATGCTAATATTAACTTTGAAGGGAAAGATATTAATGTTAAAGGCAGCGGCAGTACAAAAGTAAGTGGTAGCAATGGTTTGCATTTAAAAGGCAAAAATACATACTTAACAGGCGATACGTGCCTACAAATCAAGAGCAATGGACATCTTGATTTAAAAGGAAGTTGCGTTACTCTTAATACTGCAAACGCAACTGCTGCACAAGAAGCAGGTGGTGCAACTGGACCACAGAATATGCCTACCAAAGAACCGTTTAAACGCAGCACACCACAAGGCGGCGGTGTTCAAAATCCAGCATCACAACCATCATATGGTAGCCAACAGGGTCAAAGTACAAGCAGCGGTCCATACGGTGCTACCAACAACTATGGTAGCAGTAATGTTCCTTCTGGTTATGGACCAATGACCAACAACGTTGGTCCAATAACTTATAACAACGGACCACAAGGCGGTGACGGCGGACAGAGCAATCCAGTTTCACAGTATATACCCGTAAATTACGATAGTGGCACTGCACAAAGTTATGTAGTTCAAAGTCTATTGCAGAATGTTACATATGGTACCGGCGCATCCTTTGATGTTCTTGGTGTATCAAATAACAAAAAAAGTTCTCAGTATAGTGCAGGCGAGCAACAAAATAATCCTGGCAATTTACAGTATAGCACATTAGATAAATTTGCAGTAGGATTTTCAAACGGTCTTGCTGTTTATACTCGTCCAGAAGATGGCATTGCTGCACTTATGACATTGTTTGACTCTTATCTAACTAGTAGTCCTATAACAAGTATAAAATTAATTTCAAATTATTTGCAGGCTAAAAATCTAACAGACGTTAATGTTGTTGATTTTGCTAGATTTGTACAAAATAATAGTGGTATAAATCCAACTGATTATGTAAATTTAACTGAACCACAAACACGAATTGCATGGGCAACCGTAGTTATTAAAAAAATTCAAGGACGTATACTTTATACATATGACCAAGTTGTATTGGGTTGTGCAGAAAGTCTTGGACTTTCTCCAACTGCATTTACTGCACCAATTACTAGCAAAAAACCATGGAATAATGGAACAAGTTACAGCAATGCTACCAATAATAATACAAGTGGGTTTGTTTCGCCTGCAAAATCAAATATGAGTGGCGGACAAAGTAGTATTTTAGATAATATTGTTAATGCAGTTGAAAACAATCTTATTAACCGTGCTATCGGTGCGGTTGGCAATGCAGTATATGGCGGAGTAAGTGCTGCAATCAGTGGTGGTACTACATATAGTGGAGTAAATCAGGCAGTGAATAGCGGTTATAGCGGAGCAGTTCCAAACGGCTGCACTGTTACTTTTCCTGGCATTACTGGTAATGGTACACAAGGTAGTGGCGGTTGTGCTACATTAGCACAAGTATATGCACCAACTCTTGGTGTATCTCGCAATTGGCAAGGCACAGATGCCATGAGTGCGGGCACTGCAAAAGCAGGTGATGTTTATGCTACATTTGATGCTAGCGGAAATTACACTGGAACAAGTGGAACTAACCACACTGTTATCTTTAACAATTATGCCCGTGATGCTAGTGGAAATATCACAGGTGCTTATGTTACTGAACAATATATTGGTCAACCACCGCATGTTGCTTTCTATAGTGCAAGTAGCACAAAGTATGAATCATTTAATAATATGCAAAAAGTAGTAAGTCCAACCGCACCAAGTGGAGCAAACGTTACTGATACTCAAAAAGCAGTTGTTGCAAATCCAAATGATCCAAGTGCAACAGCGCCAAGCGATGTTGCAAAGACAGATACGCCTGTTGATGCCACTAGTAAGGTGGATGCTGCAACACCAGGTGCACCAATTCCACCTGCAAGACCAGCAGACTTAAATGTTAATTATGGTAGCCTTGATCCGCAACAACGTGCTGAACTAAGTGCACAATATTATAGCGGAACAGTAGCACAAGATGCAAGCGTTGCTCCACAGCGTTTAAGTAATCCAATTAGGTTACTTGCTGCCGATGCGCAAGTTGATGCAGCAAAAAGTGATGCACTTGCTAAAACTAATATGGCTAACAGTGCTCTTGAAACATTTGGACCAAATGACCCACGAACCATTGCTTTCCAAAGGGATGCGGCAGCAGCAAATAATACTCTTGCTACTGTACAAAGTGAACGAGATACAATTGTTGCGACTTCTCCGCTACTTGATAAACAACCAGGCGATGCAACTGGAACTGTAACAGCACAAATAGATGCTACAAATAATGCATATTATGCTACAAACTATCCATCTAATCCACAGGCTAATGAAAGTAATACAAGCAACACGAGTGGATTAATATCATCTGAGCCTTACATACCAGCACAAGTTGGTGGTTTAACACGTACATATGATGCTGCCAGTGGAACTTATAACTGGATTGGTAAAGATGATAGTGGTGCTGCAGTTAGTGTACAAGATAGCACTATTAAAGGACTATATGCCAGCGGTCAAACTACCGAATCACTTAATGAACTTTCACCAAGTGGCGTTAAATCAATTGAAGATAGTGGAACTGTTCAGGCAGCAATGGCACAAACTGATGGTGGAAGTGGCAGTTATCTTAGTAAAGTTACAGATTATAATGCACCAGTTGACACAAGTGTGTCAACCAATTCATCATATCCATATGGTACACCAGCAACGCCAAATTCTTCTTATCCATATGATACACCAAGAAATGTTGATTATACACCAACATCTACCGACTATCAAAATCAAATGCCGCAACCTACAAATAATATAGAAAATCCAGATTCTGCAACAGGTTATCTTAACCCAGACCATCCATATGTATCGCCTGGACTCAACCAAGATTCATCGGCATATAATATTAACGCTGACCCAAGAACTGGCGAAGGAACACTTAGTGGCGGATATGCTGATCCTGTTCAAACTCCAACAACGTCGTCTTCTACTGATAGTTCCTATTTGCCGATTGAAAAACCAGCGACACCAGTAACAGGAACTACTGAAAAACCTGGTTCAGGTGGAGCAACGGGCGGTGCAACTACACCACAGGGCAGTGCAGCCACTGCACCTAATGCTGGCAGTTGCTAATGATTGGTAAATATTAATATGGCATTATATAAAGGTTATAGTTCAGTTAATAGAAATTTTGGACCATATAAGATCAGCGACAATGATCTTATAGTTCAAGACTTGCTCAATCATCTACAAATTCGTAAAGGTGAAAAACTTCATAATCCTAATTTTGGTTGTATTATATGGAATCGTTTGTTTGATCCATTAACTGCAGCATTAAAAGATGAAATAAAACAAGATATTGACCATATTATTGGGTATGATCCTCGTTTTAATGTTGTTAGTCAAACTATTGTGCAAGAAAGTCCAGATGGTCGTGGTTTAGTATTAAATTTTCAATTGCGTTTTGCAACTGACAATAAAATTGCTGCCTTAAATGTACTGTTTGATAACAAAAGCCAAAAACTATACGTGCTTTAATAGTAGCATATTATTTTCAAAATAAATAATAAGAGGTTAATAAATGGCTACTAATACACGTCAAACAAATATCTTTGCTGCTGAAGATTGGAAAAAAATATACACTACATTTTCCAATGCAGATTTCCAAAGTTATGACTTTGAAACACTGCGCAAGGTTATGGTTGATTATATCAAGACCTACTATGCAGAAGATTTCAATGACTTTATTGAAAGCAGCGAATATGTTGCACTGCTAGACCTTATTGCATTTACTGCACAAAGTGTTGCCTTTCGTGCAGACCTCAATGCACGTGAAAACTTTTTAGAAACAGCAGAACGCCGTGATAGCGTCCTGAAACTAGTAAAACAATTAAATTATGTTCCAAATCGTAATCGTGCAGCAAGTGGATTTTTAAAAATTAACAGTGTTAATACTACTGAAAACATCACAGATGTAAACGGCACTAACCTTTCACGCAATAATATTCTATGGAATGATGCAAATAATGCTAATTGGATAAGCCAATTTACTCAAGTTCTAAATGCTGCTATTGCTGGTTCTCAAAAGATTGGCAAGCCACATGCTAGTAAAACAATCAATGGTGTTCGAACTGAGCAATATAACTTGGCTATTCCAAATACCATTCTTCCTATTTTTGGTTTTACAAGTAATATTGGACAAATTAATACAAGTTTTGAAGTAGTAAGTGCTAATATTTTAACAACTGATTCTATAAGTGAATATGATCCTGGTACTCGTGGACAATTTGGTATTGTTTATCAAAATGATACTCGTGGTAACAGCAGCGCAAATACTGGTTTTTTTGTGTTTTTCAAACAAGGTGTTCTTAACAGTATTGATTTTACGCTAACAGAAGAAGTTTCTAATCGAGTTTTTAGCATCAATGCAGAAAACGTAAACAACAATGATGTTTGGATGTATGAAATTTCAAACGGAACTATTGGTACACAATGGACACAGGTTCCTTCTACCAGTGGTAGCAATGCGGTTTATAACTCTACTGCTCGTGGTATTCGTACACTTTACAGTGTAAGTACACGTATAAATGACCAAATTGATTTAATTTTTGGTGATGGCAGTTTTGCACAGATTCCACTTGGTAATTATCGTTCTTACTATCGTGTATCAAATGGTTTAACCTATCGTATTTCACCAAGTGACATGGCAAGCATTAATGTTGCTATTCCTTATATTAACCGACATGGTTTAACCGAAACACTTACCATGAATTGCAGTTTGCAGTACACAGTAAGTAATTCATCACGCCGTGATTTAACTAATGAAATTAAACAAAAAGCACCACAGGCTTATTATACACAAAATCGTATGGTTAACGGTGAAGATTATAACATCTTTCCTTATACCTCTTACAGCGATATTGTTAAGGTTAAATCTGTAAATCGTTTTGCGAGTGGTGTATCACGTGGTTTAGATATCACTGACCCAACTGGAAAATATACGTCAACTAACTTATATGCTCGTGATGGCGTTCTTTATAAAGATACATTTACTCAAAGTTTTAATTTTACATATAATAGTCGCAATGATATTATCAATGTTATTAATAACCAGATAATGCCTATTATGGGTGATTACCCAATGCGTCATTTCTATTATGCTAATTTTCCTACTATTAATATTGCTTACAGTGATTCTCCTACATATTGGAGTCGTAGCACTAATGACACCGCAACGAGCACAGGTTTCTTTTTAAGCGTAAACGATACTACTAAAACACCGCAACCAATTGGCAACAGTACCACTACCAGTAGAAAATACTTGCGTGTTGGTAGTTTAATTAAATTTACTGCACCAAGTGGTCAATACTTTGATGCAACCAATACACTTATAACTGGTGTACCACAGATATCTACTGACCGTACTGTAATCTGGGCAAGTATACAAAGTGTTACTGCAAGCGGTAATAGTACAGTTCTTGTTGCCGGTCGTCTTATTGGAGCAGTTACACTAAGCGAAAATATTCCAACAGGTGCTATTGTCAGTGAAGTTTACGCTGAATTTGCAACAACGTTTCAGTATACTACTATCAATACTTTAGTAAATTATATCTTGAACAAAACAGAATTTGCATTAGTATATGATACTGCACAGACCAGTGGCACAAATGACCCATGGGTTATTATTGACATTAATAATGTTAATAGCACTGCAGATTTTAAATTACCAAGTTATACTAATAATGATAGTAGTTGGTTAATAAAATTTAACACGGATGGTACAAAATATACTGTAACATATCGTCAATTAGATTATGTCTTTGGTAGCAGCAAACAGGTTAATTTTATAAGCACAAATCCAGTTGCAGTATATGATGCTGCTACAAATAGTTTAGTAAAAGATAATATCAGAGTACTCAATGTTAATGGCGGAATCGTAAACGATGTAAATGCTAACATTTACAAAAACGTATTAATGAATGATGGATATACTGATACTACCAGAGTATTAGTAACGTTTCCAGTAAGTTCAACAAGTGGACTGCCGACCGATCCAACTATCTTTAATGAAGTAAATACTACTACAAACTCACGTATATTTTATCAAAAATATATCGACAATGATAATCTAGTGCGTTATTCTCTTATCAAAACTGGTGGTGTAATTACACTTTATTCTACTAAAGTTGCTATAAACACGGTTCGTAATAACTTTCCAACCAATAGTTTATTTTATGCAAATGCAGACGATGCTTTCTACCAGATACAAAATATTAATAATATTGCAACCGTTGTAGATGTGAGCAGTTCTTATACAGTTTATTATGGTCGTCAAGATTTGATATTTGAATATCAACATAATGCAGAAAATACTCGTCGTATTGATCCGGCTGCTACAAATCTTATTGATACCTATATTTTAACTCGTAGTTATGATGAAGCATATAGAAATTATGTTCTTGATAATACAGGAACTGTAAACAAACCAGTTGACCTAGACAGTGTAACGTTGAATAATAGTTACAGTAACCTTTTTCAATATAAGATGATAAGTGATGAAATGATACTAAATGCTGGTGTTTATAAATTATTGTTTGGTGCCAAGGCTGCTGCTAATCTACGTGTTAATTTTCAAGTTGTTAAAAGTGTGAGCACCACGCTAAGCGATACTGAAATTAAAAGTCGTGTAGTGGATGCTATCAATTCATATTTTAGTTTGGATAATTGGGATTTTGGTGACACATTTTATTTCAGTGAACTTGCTAGTTACCTACATACAAAATTAAGTGGTTATATTAGTTCTGTTATCTTAATTCCAGTTGATACTTCTGCGGTTTTTGGAAGTTTATACGAAATTCGTTGTCAACCTAACGAAATATTCTTAAGTGCGGCTACGGTTGATAATGTTCAAATTGTTACAAGTGTATTAAGTGGCATTAATGGTGCTGGTATTGGTCAACGTGTAGTAGGTGTTTAATAATGGCTAAGCGTAAAAGTAATAAGTTTCTACCTCAAGTATTTCAAACAAGTAGTAATAATCGTTTTTTAAATGCTACGCTAGATCAACTTATTCAAGAACCAAAATTAAAGAAAATTTATGGTTATATTGGACAGCAAGACCAAAGCACAGTTTTTCAAAAAGGTGATTATTATATTAATGAAAATGATGACTATGCACAGTTTTATCAATTAGAACCTGGCGTAGTTATTAAGAAACGTGCTGTTAATAGTAGTACGTATAAAATTGATAACGTGTACAGTTATCCTGATTTATTAAACCAAATAGTAAATGATGGTGGTATTAACAACGACCATCAAAGACTTTTCACTAATCGTTACTACAGTTATGATGGATTTGTTGATTTAGACAAACTTACCAACTATCGCCAATACTATTGGGTTCCGCAAGGACCGCTGTCAGTAGATGTAAATGCTGCTGGTTTGGCAATACAAAATGATTATTATGTAACACGACTGAGTTATGTTACAAACAATCAAACTGAATTACAAAGTGCACAAATTGGAAAAAGTGGCTACACCATTGATGGTTATAAAAATGTAACAAACCCAACACTTACTCTTGTGCGTGGTGGGCAGTATAAATTTCACCTTTCTCAACTTGGGCATAAATTTTGGATTCAAACAGAAATTGGAACAAGTGGTGTTAGTAGTACTCAAAGTAATATTTCAACTCGTGATATTCTTGGCATAGATTTAAACGGAAGTGATGATGGAACAATAACATTTAATGTTCCACGAAAAAATGCACAAGATGCATTAGTAAACCTGCCTTCTATTGCTAACATTGATATGGTAGTTAGTGTACCTTACAACAAAATTCAAGGCGCAAACTATGATGATTTTATTAAAACATATGACTTTGATGGCGTTCGTTCATTTGATACAAAGTTAATTTATATTAATGTTTCATATGATGATACATGGGATGATGTTGAAAATTACAAACGCACTGGTATTTGGCAAGTTAGCATTAATACTGATCGTACTATATTACTAGCATATCTATATGATTGGCCATCTAGTACTAAAGCATTTGTTAACCAAGGAACACTCTATGGTCATACTTTTTGCTATAAAAATAGTTCAAGTATTTTTCAAAAATTCCCAACATTAAGTGCAGCACTTGATGTTCTTTATTACGTTGATGCTGATAATCCTGCTATCTATGGCGAAATTAAATTACTTAATCCAGAACCAAAAAGTGTTTTAGATGTCAATGACATCATTGGTCGTGATCAATATACAAGCCCTAATGGTATTAATTTTACAAATGGATTAAAGGTTAAATTTACTGGCAACGTAACGCCATCTGCCTACTACGATAATGCTTATATAGTAGAAGGCGTTGGTACATCAATTAGATTGTTAAAGTTTGATGAGTTAGTAACTCCTGATACAGTAAATTCTGCAGATGGTGGGTTATTTGGAGACAGCCTTGGTTATGACAGTGACGCATTTGATGGTAACTTAAATGCTCCTACCCAAAAAGATTATATTACCATCAATCGTAGTAGTGTAGATGGCAATAGTTGGAGTCGTAACAATCGTTGGTTCCATCGTGATGTTTTGCAATATGCCGCAGATGTTACAAACCAAAATTATGTATTTGATAGTAACTATCAGGCAAAACGTCCTATTGTTGAGTTCTTGCCAGATTTTAAACTTTTTAACCATGGTACCAAATATATCGGTCCTATAACTGCAATTGACAGTATTACTACAAATACTTTTTCTCAGGTTGAAGGTTTTAATAATAATGCATTAAAAACAGGTGGTGTTTTTAATAGTGATGGTATTCAATTACAAAACGGACACAAGGTTATTTTTATAAATGATACCAATGCTGCAATCCGTAAAACAATTTATAATGTTGAAACAGTCAAGGTTAGATCATCTGCACAATATGATGTTTTAACATTTTCCTATAGCAAGGCTGGTACAAATAAACTTTATATCAATGACACTGGAAACCTAACAGTTGGACAAGCAGTTGTTGGTATGCGTCTTGGTAGTTATATCTATGGGGCTAACCTCTATAATAATACCACAATTTATAATACTGGTGACTACGTAACATTTAATGACCAAACATATGTTGCCATTCCACTCCAATCTACTACGACTACGACTGCAACTTTTACCCTTGGCAGTTCAAACATAACTGTCGCAAGTGCTACTAATATAACTATTGGACAAACTATTACTTCAACCAACGTTCCTACGGGAACTACTGTTACTGGTGTTAGTGGAACAACAATTGCTATGAGTGCACCAGCAAGTATTAGTGGTAGTAGCATCGGCGTGTCTTTCACTACTAATGATTCAAGTTTAGTATCAACTACTGCCTCGTCTACTGTAGGTAGTAAAAATATTACGGTCGCTAGTGCGGTAGGAATTATACCAGGACAAGCCATTACTGCGGACATTACAAAAATTCCTGCTGGAACTACTGTTGTTAGTATTTTTGGCTCAACGGTTACATTAAGTAATGCTGCATTAGCAAGTGGCACTGGTATAAACATTTTGTTTAATACTATCGGTATTTCTCCACCAAACTCAACCCGTTGGCTATTGGTATCAAACAGCAATCCATTTGCTCCAAATACTACAATTACTAAAGTTGACAGTGGCACTAATACTGTTTATATTAGTGATAATCTTTTATATGATATACCTGCTAGTTCTTATATCAGATTTGATAATACTGCTGACCAAATTAACTTAATACCGTATAAAACTGTTGAAAATGGCGATAGTGTGGTTGCCTTAGAAGGTGTAGTTAATCAAGGTAATAGTTTTTACTACGTTGATGGAACTTGGTATAAGGCACAAATTCGCAACAGTCGTCCGCAATTTCCACTATTTGATGTTGTTGATGGCAATGGTTTCTCATTAGGAGATTCTACAGTTTATAGTGGTACTAGTTTTACGGGAAGCCAATTATTTGGTTATGCCATTGGTACAGGTAGCCGAGATAAAGAACTGGGATTTGCATTAAAGTATCAAAGTATTGGTAACCTTGGCGATATTGTTTTTCAAAACTATTATGTAACGGATAATTTTCATTATTCTGCAAATAATGTTGACACCATTAAGCAAGTTAATACTGGTTATGGTGCTAAGATTGTTGGGTGGAATAACTACACGTTTGCAAATGGTTGGGCAGTAGTTAGTGATAAGAGTAAACAGTACATAACAAAAACATTTGTTGCTAACGCTGTTTTAGTTAATAATTTTGACCTTAATGTGATTTACAGCAATAGTTATTTTGAAAATAACTTATTTGTTAGCATCAATGGCGTGTCACAGAATAAAAATTCATATACGTTAAAAACAAATGCAAATACATCAATTTTAACCTTTACTAATAATTTGGTTCCAGGTGATCGTTTGTTTGTAAAAATTATAGGCAATAGTAAGACCTACAAACAAACATATACTGTTCCAAAAAATTTAACTAACAATAGCGAAAATAAAGAATTTAACACTGTTACGTTAGGTCAATTGCGTAATCATCTCATTGATATTGGCAACAGTAGTTTAAAAATTGTAGGTCAACCTGCGGGCGCTAATAACTTACGTGATATCCAATATAATAACATTGGTGGAAAATTGCTGCAACATAGTGCAAGTTTACGACCTGCTGCACTTATGTTTAGCAACCCAGATGTTGATCCTATTCGTGCAATTAATTTTTCAAGTGAAAGTTATCAAAATTTTAAAAATCAATTGATTAACATTATAAACACTAAAGAATTTAGTGATCCAACAAATTATCGTGATTCGTTAGATATTGTGCTGCAAGAATTTAGCAGCACTGCAAGTAAAATTAATAACTTTTACTACAGTGACATGCTTGCAGGTGGCAGCAGTTATAATAAGAACACATATACTATACAAGATACAACTTACAAAAATTTTAACCTAACTCAAGATTTTTCTAAGAAACCAAGCAGTTATATTGGCGTTTTGGTATATCTTAATAATGTATTGTTAATTAATGGGATTGACTATACAGTTAACAACTTTACAGTAACGCTAAATGATTCTCTTACTATTGCAAGATTAGATAAACTTGAAATCTACGAGTATAATAGCACACTTGGATGTAATGTACCACCAACTCCTTCAAAATTAGGATTATATCCTAAATTTAAACCACAGATTATTGTAGATAACACATATATTAGCGGTGCAAAAACTGTGGTAATAGGGCATGATGGCAGTTATAATGTTGCCTATGGCGACTATCGTGACTACATCCTGTTAGAATTTGAAAAGCGTGTTTATAACAATATTGCAGTAGAATATCAAAATAACTCTGATTATGATTTGATCAGTGTGCAACCAGGTGCCTTCCGCAAAACAGATTATAGTTTTGCAGAATGGACACAATTGTTAAGTTACAGTTACCTAACATGGAGCACTGCAAATAACGTAGATATCTTTACCAATAATACAGTTAGCAATAGTTTCTTTAGTTTTAACTATAGTACTGGCATAGACAAGATATTTGGTGATACTACGCCTGGTTATTGGCGCGGTATCTATAATTATTTTTATGATACTGATCGTCCACACACGCATCCATGGGAAATGCTTGGATTCGTTGATATGCCAAGTTGGTGGGAAATTAAGTATGGACCTGTACCATACAGTAGTGCAAATTTATCTCTATGGCAAGACCTTGAACTTGGTTTAGTTTATAATGGTTCACCAAATAAAAGTTATATTAATTATCGTTATAGTAGACCTGGTTTATTAAAAATATTACCTGTTGACGATCATGGGAACTTGTTACCACCAAATCAAAGTGTTATTGCAACATATAATAGCGGAGATGTAACTAATGCATGGCGTGTTGGCGATCAAAGTCCAGCAGAAACTGCATGGCGTCGTAGCAGCGCATATCCATTTGCTGTACAAGTTGCATGGTGCTTGGCTAGACCAGCAGAGTATTGTGCACTAAAATATAATACACGTGATGTTGTTTATAATTCAAAGTTAAATCAGATTATTAATGTTACCACAAATAATCGTGTATTTGATTATAGTTTAACTGGAGATGCTGGATATATACCGGGTATAAATGTATTTGTTCGTGAATTATTAACATATAATAGTTTGGATGTTCAACGTAATTGGATTGATATTGCTAATAATAGTACTTTTAATCTAATTTATAAAATGAGTGGATATACAGATAAAAGTTATCTGACAGTGGTTGCTGACCAAGTAAGTCCGCAAAGCACTAGTACAAGTGTTCTTATTCCACAAGAAAACTATCAGATTAAAGTAACAAAGAGTGCACCTATTGCTCGTGCTGTATATAGTGCTGTTGTAGTTCAAAAAACAAACAATGGTTATCAAGTTACTGGATTTGATAAAGAAAGACCGTACTTTCTTACTATACCAAGTATTGTAAACAAAAAAAATTATACTATTAATGTTGGAAAAGAAAGTGCCATAATTTATCAAGAAGGCGAAAATTTCATATCAAGTTTTCCATACGGCAGTAAGTTTGCTACATCAGAGCAGGTAGTAGATTTCTTAATAAGTTATGGCAGATACTTGATTAGTAGTGGATTTGTTTTCACTGAAATTTTAAGTGATAATGCTACCATTCAAGATTGGACACTTGCTGCCAAAGAATTTTTATTCTGGGATCAGCAACAGTGGGGTGAAAATACTGTTATTAGTTTAACACCTGCAGGCACCAATGTGTCATTTAGTAGTCCATATGGCGTTGTTGATAAGATTACAAATGACCATAATTTTACTAAAATAATTAACAGTGATGGCACTGTATTGACAGGACGTGATTATCGTGTTTTCCGTGATGACAATATATTTACAGTTGAATTAAAAGATGCACAACGTGGAATACATTTAATAGATTTGAGCGTAGTTCAGTATGAACATACAATAGTATTTGATAATAATACTGTTTTTAATGACATTCTATATGATGAACTAGTAGGCAGTCGTCAATACAGATTGCGTTTAGATGGAACCAAAACATCTGACTGGAATGGAAGTTTCTATGCACCGGGATTTTTAGTTAATTACAGTGATGTAGATACTTGGTATAGTTATACTGATTACTATACTGGTGATATTGTATTCTATAAAAACAAGTATTATGCTGCACAAAATTTTATACCAGGCAAACCTAAGTTTGTAGCCAGCGATTGGTATGAGATTAATGGTAGTATGTTAAGCAAGCAACTTATACCTAATATGGCAAGTGGTGCTGCACAATTTACTAATTTTTATAATCCAGATTTGCCTGACCTTAATACAAGTGCAGACATACAAAGCAAACATACAACTGGTTTCCAAGATCGTCAATACTTTACCGATCTTGGGCTTGACCGAACCAGTCAATATAAATTTTATCTTGGTATGATTAACCAAAAAGGCACACAGGCTGTTGTAAATGCGTTTCTGCGTAATAAACAAAATCGCATTGATAGTGATATAAGTCTTAATGAACAGTGGGCAATTAAATTAGGAAGTTACGGCGGTACAAGCAACATAGATAAGTTAGAATTTAATATTGGTAATAGTAATGCTATTAATAACCAATACCTATTTGAATTTATTGGAAAAAATGATGTACGTAGCAGTGACTATAACACTATACGACCACAAGATTTGGTAATTGCACCAAAACAATATAAAACTGACATCTTTGCACAAACTGAAGTACAAAACACCATTGTTCCTACTGCCGGTCCCGTGAGAACAGATGACGTAACACTTACTACCTTTGATATTAGCAAAATTTTCAATATTAGTGGTTATAATACTTCACTTTCTGAAAGTAGTAAAATTTGGATTGCAGCAGATAGTGCAAACCGTTGGGGGGTATTTCGTTTAACACAAACAAATAATGTTATTGCCACCAGCGTAAATCAATCTAGCCCAACTGAACTTACATTTACTACAAATATTCCACATAATTTTACTAACCTTGATTATATAATGTTAAAAAATGCTAAAATTAATTCGGTTGGTTCAAAAACTGGTGTTCTTGATTTAAGTGGTTTTTATAGAATTAGTGCAGTAACTGACAGAACATTTAGTGTAAAAATTACTAATAAAACATCAATTTCTAGCGGACAACTCAACTCAGTTGTTTTCAAGTTAATAAATGTTCGTTACTCTAACATTAGAGATTTTGGAAATTATACACCTGCTCGCGGTTGGAGAAATAGCGAAATTGTTTATATTGACAACGGTCCTACTGGATATGAAGTATTACAGAACACCAATTCTTATAGACTAAACGAAACAAAAAGCCCAATTTTAACTACCAGTACAGATAACTTTGGTACGGCTATTAAAATTAATCATAATCAAAATTATGCAATCGTTGGTGCGAGTACTAAAAATACTACAGGTCAGGTTATATTCTATGCTAAAAATCAAAAAAATTCTTGGCAAGAAGCAGCCACATTAGTTCCAGATAGTAAAGAACGTGGATTTGGTTCTGCCGTAGATGTTAACATACATAACGTGTTTGCAATTGGTGCACCATATAATAATCATGGTTCAGTGTATACTGCGGTAGCCAATAGCCAAACTGTAGCATTGACTCAAACAATACACTATGATAATTCATATGTAATTAGTGCAGGATTTAATACAAGTAATGGTTACCTATTAATAGGTAATGTTACAGTTTTAAATTCAACTGGAAATATCGCACAACAAAGTCAGTACAGTCTTTCAAACTTTGCAGTTGGTATGACCATTGCTGGCGCTGGTATTCCAAGTGGAACGCAAATTACTAATTTAACTGCCACTACCAATAGCGTTATTACAATGTCTACTACTGCTAATTTAAACCTTGGTGACGTTGCTACTGTTTTGGTTGCAAATTCTAGTATCTTTACTACACTATATTCAAACTTAGCAAGTGGAAATGGTAACGTTTACATAGATAGCGCCCAAAGCATTACTGGTGTTCTGGCTAATACTATGCCTGTTATTGGCAATGGTATACCACGTGGTTCATATATTGCTAACATATCAAATGTTGGTTCTTATCATGTTCTAACGCTATCTAGTGGCGCAGCAATGTCTAACAATACAATAATTACTATTGTTAATTCAAACGTTTCTGTAGCAGCAACATTAACTTCAAGTGCAATTACAAGTAATAACTCTTTTATTGCAAGTGGTTTACAAAGTTTATACGGAGTATCTACTAGTAGACCAATAATTGCTCAAACCATTGCAAACGGAACTGTTATTACTAACGTTGTTGCTGGTTCGCAATACAATCTTATTGGTTTATCAAAAAATTCAAGCATAAACGCATTTCAAAAAGTTGCCATATATCCAAACTTAACCCCATCAAGCACTTTTGGTAGCAGTGTGAGTATGAGCGCCGATGGTAATTGGATGTTTGTTGGCGAACCTGTTACAGGACAGGTTTTTGCCTACAAGTGGACAACTGTAAATCCTAGTAATATTACAAGAACAGGTGACGGAAACACTACTACTTTCTACCTACCTGCAACTGCTCTTGGAAAAAATTCTACTTCACGTGACGTTAAAGTTTATGTTAATGGTTTAATAAAAATACCAGACCTTGATTATATTAAAACACCTGGTGCAGATACTATTACTTTTGATATACCGCCTACAAGCGGCGCAGTAATTAATATTGTTTACGAAGATTATTTCCGTGAAGTTAATAGAATCGTCACTGATGATCCGCAAGCATTGGGATTTGGTACAAGCGTAAGTTGCTCAAGCGATGGCAGATATGTTATTGTTGGCGCACCAAACAGTTCAGTAACTCTTACTGATACATTTACCAACAGCGGTAAAGCATATGTTTATGAGCGAACGGTTGAAAAATTTGTTGCAGATGGCAATACTAGTATTTTTTACTTGAGCAACGTTTGGAATAATATTACAACACGCACTACAACAACTATTACTACAAATCCACGTGTTACTGTTGATGGTGTTGTTGATAATACTGTTAACTTTGACTATGGCAATAATATTGTAACGTTTACTAATATACCTTCAAGTGGTAGTATAGTTTCAGTTGATACTAATCAGTTCTTCAATGAAAAGATACTAACAAGTGACATTGGACAAAAAGATAGCAATTATGGTGAAGTAGTTAAACTTAGTAACGATAATACAAATATATTTGTCAGCGCACCTGGTTGGAATTATAATAGCCAAAATAATGGCGCAGTATTTGTATGGGTAGACCAACCTAAAAAATATGGTACAATAAGTGGCACCGTATCTAATTTTTATATGACTGCTGGTTATCAGTTACGTATCAACGATTTTCTAGTAACATTTACTGGTGGATATGCAGCAAGTGTAGTAAATGATATTAATGCTGCTGCTATACCTAATATTACTGCTGTACTAAATGATGATAACACAATTACTATAAACAGCAATAACGGCAGTTTTGTTATTCGTGAAGAGTATGGCGCACCATTTTCAACAATGGGTATAACTCCTTGGATAATGACACAAAAACTCTACTGCCCAATCCTTCAAGATAGTGAAAGATTTGGTGACCGTATAAGCATAAATCCAATGGGAAATACTCTCGTAATTGGCTCAACTTTAAGTAATACTAAAATCACTACTACGCTTGATACTAGACTCACTACTTTTGATGCTAGAGGTCTTCAGTTTATTGATACTGTTTATCGTAGTGGCGCAGCACACGTTTATGAATATTTGCCAACTGCTACAGAAAGCATTAATGACAGTGGTATATTTGTATACTCAACTTTATTAAATCATAGCACCGCAACTTCACTAGAACGTTTTGCAAGCGGCATTGATATTAGTAATAATTTTATTCTAGCAGGAGCACCTACTGCGTCTATTCTAAACAATCCTACTGGTGCAATGTATGTTTATTATAACAAGACTGCACAACCAATTTGGCAAACTATTCGCAGTGAAGGTGAAAAATTTGATAGCAGATTGATTGAGCGTGCATATATCTACAACAGTACTACAAGCAAACTTATTGCAGACTTGCCTATAATTGATCTACAGCATGGCAGACTTCCTAATAATGCAGAAACATATCTTGATTATATCATAAACTATGATCCTGCAGTGTATAGTAATGTTCCAAGCACCACTAGTTTCTCATATGATAAAAAAAGTAACTGGGGTGTTGAAAAGGTTGGAAAACTTTGGTGGGATACTAACAACATAAAGTATTATGATAATAGTCAAGGCAGCACCCTTGACAAGTTTAATTTCTGGGGTCTAGCATTTCCTGCAAGTAGCGTTACGGTGTATGAATGGATTGAAAGTGAACTTGCACCAACAGATTATAGCAAGAAAAACCCACTCTCTCCGCCATTGTATACTGTTAATGATGTTTACAGTACACGAGTAACAATTGAACCGTCTACTGGTTTTGCAAAAACTATGTATTATTTTTGGGTTCGTAATAGCACACGTTCAATGGCGGATCGTCCAAGTGCACTTGAACTACAAAGTGCTATTGCGTTTCCTCGCACTAGCACAACGCCATTTGCTGCAGTTATTAGTTCAACTGCAATAGCACTTTATAATGCACAAAACATCATAGCCAGTGACACTAATCTTGTTATTGAATATAAAGACACAACTAAACCACAGTTAACCCATACTGAATGGACAATGTTTGATGATGGAACTGATTTGGGCATTGCGCCTGAGTTCTTAAACAAGTTAAGTGATAGTTTGAGTGGGCAAGATGCAACTGGACGCAGTATTCCCGATATTAAGTTACCAGTAGGTCAGCGTTATGGTACAAGTATACGTCCACGTCAAGGTGTTTTTAGTGATACCGTTACTGCTAGAAAATTGTTTATTGAACAAGTTAATTTTTTCTGCAGCAAAAAACCAGTCAATCTTGTTCGTAAACAAGTAATTTCGGCACTCAATCGCAGTGAACAAGAACCATTGCCAAATACCTACGTTACCCGTGTAGAAAATATAACTGAGTTAGGTTATCTTGATAAAAATACATATAAATCAAACGACAGTATTTTGGTTGCCAATGGGATATCTACTCTTGGCGGTTGGGGTCTATACAGACTTATCATTGACCTAAACAACGTTCGTAGTTGGCAAGTTTACAGAGTTCAGACATTTAATGTTAATGCTTATTGGAGTTATTCTGACTGGTACAGTGATACATTTAATGTTAATACTGTTGCAACACATACAGTTGTTAATGAAAGTGATGTATCAAAATTAAAATTGTTTATTGGTGATGTAATTTATATTGTCAATAGCAATGAGGGTGGATGGAAATGGGTTCTTGTTGAAAATGGCGGATTCACGCTACTGGCTCAACAAAACGCAACTATACAGTTCAGCCCTATGCTATATGATGATGCACAAAGTGGATTTGGTTTTCAAAGCAGTAGTTTTGAAAATGTTGCGTATAGCGCAGACAGTGCGTTAGAATTTAGTTACATATTTGATGTTATAAAAAATAACCTCATGATTAATGAATATCGAAGTGATTTTAAAAATCTTATAAAGTTAATGATTGATACTATCACTACACAACATTTACAAACAGATTGGTTAATGAAGACTTCATTTGTTGACATATATCACAGAGTTCGTGGTTTAGACCCACTACCTGTATATTTGCCACAGCCTGAAACTATTGTAACAAGTTTCTTTAAAGAAATTAAACCGTTTCATACTAAGATAAAACAATATGTTGCAAAATATGATAATACAAATAGTATTGAGACTGCATACACTGGAACAAGTGACTTTGATTTGCCGCCATATTATAATGTTATCGATAAAAAATATAGTACTCCACAGATAAACAATGCTCATGACGGTAATATTGCATACACTACTGTTAATTCATTGGACTCATCTGTATTAACTACTCAAGCAGTGTATTCGCCGTGGTTAAATAATCATCTTTATAGTATTGAAAGAATTGATGTATTGTCTGGTGGCGTAGGTTACGGCGGTACAACAACTATTGAAATAGTTGGCAATGGAACTGGTGCAACTGCTACTCCTGTAATTGTAAATGGTGCTATAGTAAGTGTTATTATCAATAGTTCAGGTAAAAATTATACAAGCGCATCTGTATTGGTTCATGGATTAGGAACTGGTGCAAAACTTATTGCAATTGTTGGCAATAGTTTCCCAAGATCATTTGATACTCATATTAAATTTGATCGTTACACATATAACAATTCTATTTTAGATTGGGAAACTAACACTGCATATGCAGTGGGTAGCACAGTGGTTTATAATTATGCTCCATATAGAACTACTGTTGCACACACTAGTAGTACATTTTTTGATTTAAACAAGTTTGTACCACTTGTAGTTAAAGTATGGTATCCACTGACTGAATATGCATTAAACGATATAGTAATTTATAATCATGTAAGTTATGTTGCTACTTCTACGTTTACAAGTTCCATTAATTTTGATACTACTAACTTAACAAGTTATAGTGGTGCCTGGTTAGACAATGCGGCTGATCGTATTTGGTCTTATTATAGTCCAAAAATTAATATGGCTGGTCGTGATTTGGCACAATTAATGAGTGGTATTGAATATGGTGGCGTTGGTGTCAAGGGTCCAGATTTTAATCAGGCACCTGGATTTGACATTAACTACTATGATAGAATAGCATATGATTATAGCACAAGTAATAATGAAAATGTTGTAGACATTTATGGTATTCAATCAGAAGATACTTACATTCGCAGTGACTTCTTGGATAGTGGACTTGGATTGCGACCACAGGATATTAATATAGACGGTGGTCAGTATATTGATCTTTATAGTAGCCATGCTCCAGAAGAAATGGTTCCTGGCAAAATGTATGACACTCTTGATATTCGTGTTAAAACACTGCCGCTTGGTTCTGCCAGTGGTGATATAATGGTGTTTACTGCCAATTATAATTCTTCTAATTTTATTGATTTTGCTAGCAATGTTACTGGCGTACCTTTCCCAATCGGCGGAATTGAAAAATTTGTCATACTTGACAAGTATAAAGGACCGCTTATTGAAACTGTTGATTATACAGTTGATTGGCATGAACAATATATTAATCTTAACTATTCTGCTAATAGAAATACATTCTTCTATGTAATGATGTTTGGAAGTAGCGGCTTAAATTCGATACTTGATATTGATTATTATGCAGATGGAACTCAAATTGACTTTGATTTGCCAGACAATGTTATAACTAATGTTCAACAAGCATATGTTAAAGTTAATGGTTTTGCAGTTAGTAATTGGACACTAGTGAATAAGTTAGAAAATGGCAGAACCATATTGGCGGTAAGATTTAATACTCCGCCTACTAACCTAGCATTTGTGCAAATACATTTATATGCAGTAGCAGTTGGACAACGTGCGTATAGGGAAATTACTGAACAAAACTTTACAGTTAACGACAATTCTGTTATTACGCTTAGTAATCCAGAAATATACAAAGAACCACAAAGCATATATGCTATTGTAAGATTAAACAGTAATGATTTAGTACCACCTCAACAAACATACTATATAGGTGATTCTATTACAACCTCCTTTAAATTATCTTCTAGTTATGTAAAACCTATTAGTATTATAACTACTACATCTGTATTAGTAGTTGTAAATGGAATAACAAAAATAAACAATGTTGATTACACGTTTTATAAAGATTCTGCAACTAGTGTTACTAACTTTGTTGCATCATGCAGTGGAACAACACTAACAACATCTACTTCTCAATCTTTTGTTACTAACACTACTGTATACAGTAATACTGGTATATCTCTTGGAACTATAGTAAGTGGAAGTGGAACTACTTGGACAGTTTCTATTGGCGGAACTTACACATCACAGTCTATGACATCTGGAGGTGGTTATCCAGTAATAAACTTTGTTACTGCACCAGTAAGTGGTTCAAAAATTGTTATAAGCGACAGCAGTAACAGTGATTATAAGATTGTTGGCGGCAATAGTTTGGTATTAAATCAAAACTTACTAATACCTAGTAATAGTACAATAAGTGTTATTACACAAGGAAATCATGATTTTGAAGATATGTATACTAGAGTTTTCAGTGGCAGTACATCTGATAGTACTAGCGTAAATGCTGGTTTTGATGGGATTGGATTGGATTCTCTTGGTTTTGACAACGAGTTAGTAAACAATGCATTTAACGTATTTTTTAGACTGCCTCGTGCGGTTACTGATATTAACCAAGTTTATGTAACACTACAATCACCTAACACCGTTGGTGGTCGTAGATTATTACCGTATACAGATTTTATACTTGATACTCCAACCCAAATTAGATTTGATGATGCAATTAACATACTTCCAACTAGTACAATTGTTGTAAGATTATTCGGTAGTGATACTAGATATAATACTATTGAGTTCAGAACATTTAAAGATTTGAACGACAACACTCGTTATTATGCAGTTAGTCTAAAAAGAACAACAAGATTATTTGCAGATTTAGCATATGACGACGAATGGATTTATGTTGAAAATGTAGCAAATCTTCAAAGTCCTGATCCATCGGCAAATAATGCTGGCGTTGTTTTTATTGATGGTGAAAGAATTACATATGGTGTTGTTGACCTTGTAAATGATGCTCTTGGTAATCTGCGTAGAGGAACTGCTGGCACAGGAACTCGTGCACTTTATTCTGCTGGTACCAGAGTAACTGATGCTGGTAACAATCTTGAAATACCTAATAGTCGTGACGTATCTGCTACTACACCAATCAGTACATATATTACAAATAATATTAGTAACTTTAAGTATATTGCAGCAAATGTCGCCACTGGTGCTAACTCAATTGTGCTATCTGATATAGTTAATGTAACATTAAATCAAATAGTAAATGGAAACAACATTCCTTTGAACACTACAGTTACAAACATATATAAGTCAAATAACACTATTGTGATGAGTAACTCAACTACTGGACCATTGACAGTTGTATCTTCTACTACTGGTAATTTGTTAATATCAAACAGTGTTGTGTTCACTACAAACATTCTATTGGATGCTAATAGTGTTATTAAAACAGGAACAACGTTTGTGGCACCAGGTGAAAGTTTACAGTATAGCAATACACAGCAAGCACAGTTTATTAGAGAAGCATAATGAAAACACCAGATAAAAAACCAATAAATAATAACAGTGATAAATTTAGGGATAGCAATATGAAAAAACCAAATGAACAAAGCGGCTTGCTGTTACAAGGTCATATAAAAATATTTGACCCAAACAATGGCGAAGTTTTTGTTAATAAGCGCAACGCTATTCACTATGAAAATTTTTCACTTGCCCTCGCTCAAAGTATTGGTAACCAACAACAGGGTTGGATTAGTGAGATGGCATTTGGAAATGGTGGAACATCCGTAGACCCAACTGGTGTTATAACATATCTACCTACAAATACCACTGGTAGCAATAGTTCATTGTATAATCAGACCTATTACAAAGTTGTTGATAATAACTCAACTTATAACTTAGACCCTACAAGAAATAAAATTGAAATTCGCCATACGAGCGGCACTGTTTATAGTGATATCTTTGTTACTTGTACACTGGACTACGGTGAGCCAAGCGGTCAGCAAGCATTTGATAACACCACCAACTTTAATGATACGTTTGTATTTGATGAACTTGGACTTCGTGTATGGGACGGCAACACCATCAATGCAGGTAATCTAATTACTCACGTAGTATTTCATCCAATTCAAAAGAGTCTTAATCGTTTGATCCAAATTGATTATACAGTCCGTGTACAAACTCTTACTAACTTAACATCGCAGGTATAAGCCATGACATTTTATATTAATCACACTAATGGCACCCAACTTGCAACAGTTATAGATGGAACGGTCGATACTACGAGTTCTGCTATTACACTTATTGGCAAAAATTTTCCAACATATGGCGAGTTATTAAATCAAAATCTAGTAAGCATGCTAGAAAATTTTAACAATGCTACTGCGCCAGTTTCTGCACTAACTGGACAACTGTGGTATGATAGTTCAAATAATACGTTGAAATATTATCGTGGTGGCAGTACTGCTCCCTACTGGCAAAATTTATCTAATATTATTTTTAGCGACACGGTTCCAACTACTCCACAAGTATATGATATGTGGTGGGACGGTGTTAACCAACAATTAAAAATGTATGACGATGGTGGTTTTATTACTATTGGTCCACAAACTACAAATGATGGTATTAATCGTGTAAGCGGAACTAACAGTTTCATTGTTCAAATTGGCAGTAATAACGTTTTTAGTGTTGATGCTAATGGAAGAGTTAACGCAAACTATAATCCAATTCTACAAACAACTGGACGTAATCCAGCCCAAATGTTTACTGGAAGTGGACTAACTTACCCAACTCCTTGGATTCCTGGTACGGTTACTGTAAATACCGTTGGTAATAACTTTAACACATCAACAGGAGTGTTCACTGCACCTGTTAGCGGCATATATCAAGTTAGTGCTACGTTAATTAGTATAGGTTATACAACCGAAACAACACAACGTATAGAATGGAATAAAAACAATAGTGCAACTGGTATTAGTGTTCGTGCTAAAAATTTAAGTAATACTGTTGCGGCTGCAATTATTCCAATGACTGCTGCTGGATATATACAATGTTTGGCTGGCGATACACTTCAGTTAATTGTTTATGCCGAAAGTCAAGGTCAAATTGATTTTAACGATGCAACTATGTCAATAAGGCTAGTACAGTAATTCCTATAAATAAAGTAGGAAGGTTTGCATGAGTTATAACGTTTATCACACCAATGGTGCATTACTAACAACTGTTAATGACGGTTCTCTCAATACTGTAACAAGTATGAACTTGATAGGTATAGGGTATAATGCATATGCAGAAGTAGTTGCTGAAAATTTTGTTAAATTACTAGAGAATTTTGCTGGTAATGTTTCACCACTTAGCCCATTACCAGGTCAACTTTGGTGGGATAGTGCAAATAAACATTTAAATGTTTATGATGGCAATCAGTTTAAAAGTATTAGCCCTACAACGATAGGTTCAACTAGTCCAACGGGTGCTGTAAATGGTGATTTTTGGTTTGATACCGTAAATTTACAACTTAAAGTTTACATAGGACCAAGTTGGGTACCAGTTACTCCAATTTATTCTGCCGCGCAAGGAATAAGTGGACCGAAGATAGGCAGTGTTACTGATAATTATGGCAATAATCATACAGTTACAACAATGTATAATGCCAATAATATAGTTGCAATTTTTAGCACTGACTCTTCTTTTACTCCTTTGACGCTACCTGGTATATGGAATGATGGAATTAATCCTGGTATAACTTTAGGTTATGGTTATTCATTGACTGCACCCTTGGTGTATGGTGACACTGTAAGTGCTAATACTTTTACGGCTAACGTTATAGGAAATGCTAGTACTTCATTTACGGGTGGAACGTTCACGGTTTCTGGCAACATTAATCCATCATCAAATCTATCGGCAAATATTGGCGGTGTTAATAGTAACTATTTTAACTATATCTATGGTGTTAATTTTGTAGGAACTAGTACAACAGCAAAATATGCTGACTTGGCTGAAATGTACCATGCAGATGCGCATTATGATGCTGGTACTGTGATGGTATTTGGTGGTGATCTTGATGTAACTGTATCTGAAAAATCACATGATACAGCAGTTGCGGGCATAGTATCAACTAATCCTGCTTATCTTATGAATGATAATTTTGAAAGCGATAATTGGTTACCAATAGCACTGACAGGTCGTGTACCTTGCAAAGTTCGTGGACCAGTTAGTAAAGGAACAGTTCTCGTTAACAGCGATGAATTTGGTGTTGCTTGTGCTATAGACGAATCAAAATATAAACCAGGTTGCGTTGTTGGAAAAAGTTTAGAAGATGTCGGTGATAACATTGTAAAAACTATAGAAGTAAGTGTAGGTAGATTTTGATGATGAGGATTTTGTGAAATGTCGTATAGTTTAAAAAACAGTGCACAAAGCGTTACCTATACGGTTGCTGACAATACTGAAAATAGTACAAGTACTAGTTTAACTTTTATTGGTAAAAATTTTACTGGCTACGGGCTTGCACTTAACGAAAATTTTGTTTATCTATTAGAAAATTTTAGCAATACAGTTGGAAATTATCCGTTAAATCCTATTTCTGGACAACTGTTTTGGGATAGTACTAACAAGTACATGCATGTTTATGATGGGGCTGCTTGGAAAGTTATCTATGGAGCACTTGCAAGTTTAACAGTTAATACTAGTATAACTACAACTTCTTTAAATGCCAACGTGATAACTGGTGCTAACATTGGTAACACTGGTACTATTCTTAATGGCACAATATCTACAAATTTACAACCTTACATTAACTCAGTAGGAACACTGAGTAATCTTCAAGTCACTGGAACAATTACTGGCAGTAGTAACATTACTGTTCAAACAGCAAACGTATATAGTGCCAATCATATTGCAAATACTGCAATGTATAGCGGTTCTTATTATTACTCCAATGGATCACCATTTTTAGGGGGAGCAAAATTTACCACTAGTAACACTGCACCTAGCGGCGCAAGTACTGGTGACATGTGGTATCAAGGTAATTCTGATATTCTTTTTGTGTACATTAAAGATGCAAGCAACAATAATTATTGGCTAGATACAACTAGCACTCCAAGTGCATTTGCTAATGTTGCGATAACCAATTCTATATACCCTAGTTCTAATGCTTCAGTAAATCTTGGCAGTACATCTGGTTATTGGAATAACGTATATGCAGTAAATTTTCTTGGAACTAGTACAACAGCAAAATATGCTGACTTGGCAGAAAAATATAGTTCAGATTTTCCATATGAACCTGGCACAGTAGTTATATTTGGTGGTGCTGCAGAAATTACTGTTACAGATGTAAGCCATAGTAACAAAGTTGCTGGCGTGATATCTACTAATCCAGCATACATGATGAATGGTGATGCAGATGGATTATATATTGCGCTTCAAGGTCGTGTCCCTTGTCGTGTTAAAGGTCCAGTAAGTAAAGGTCAAATGATTGTAACAAGTTATACACCGGGTGTTGGTTGTGGTATTGATGATGAAAAGTATAAACCTGGTTGTGTAGTGGGAAAATCATTGGTAGATGTCTCTGATGGTGAAATACACTTAATTGAAGTAGCGGTAGGGAGACTATAATGGCATTTCCATCAAGTCCAACAAATGGTCAAACAACAATTATAAACAACACGCAGTATGTTTATAATTCTAGCATTAATGCTTGGTTGGCTGTTCAAAGTGGTTTAGTAAATTCTATTACACTCTCTAGCGGACTTGTCGCTATTGGCAATATATCAGCACAAACTGCAAACGTATATGGTGCATACCATGTTGCAAATACGGCTACTTATAGTGCAGCATATTTTTTCTCAAATGGCTCACCATTTACCAGTGGTGTTACTTTTACTGGTGGAACTATAACTTCTGCTATTGTCCCAAGCAGTAATGCAAGCATTAACATTGGTGGAACAAGTTCTCAATATTTTAATAACATTTATGCAGTAAACTTTCTTGGAACTTCAACTACAGCAAAATACGCCGACTTGGCCGAAAAATACTTACCCGATGCTGATTATGAAGTTGGTACTGTGATGATGGTCGGTGGTAGCGCAGAGATTACACAGCACAGCGGCGCTAAAGTTCGTGCAATTGGTGTTATATCTGCTTATCCTGCCTACAAAATGAATAGCGACCTAGATGGCGGCGTATATGTTGCACTTAAGGGACGTGTTCCTGTTAAAGTTATTGGTCCAGTTACAAAAGGGCAAGCACTTATTGGAACAGCACATGGTCTTGCAGTAGCGCAAACTGATGATTCACAATGGATGTTTGCCATTGCTTTAGAAGATTTTAATACTAGTAGCGTTGGTTTAGTAGAGGCAGTTATTTTATAAAAAATAAATATAATAAAAGGTATTGGTATGACGTATACACTTACAGTAGGTGGCAGTTCAAGTACTATAGTAGTCAACAATGGCACAGTTGATACTACTACTAGTCTGCAATTAGTTGGAAAAAATTATCCAAGTTATGGTTTAGCAATGAACCAAAATTTGGTAAACTTGCTACAGAGTAGTGCTGGCACTGGTCAGCCACAAGGTGCATTGCCTGGACAGTTGTGGTGGGATACTACTAATACTCTATTAAAAGTTTATACTGGTGCAGTATTTAAAACTATAACAAGCGTTACAGTTAGTAGTGGACAGCCAACTTCTGCACTAAAAGAAGGTGATCTATGGTGGGATCACTCAAATTATCAACTTAATATATATACTGGTTCTGCTTGGCAACTTATTGGACCAAGTTATACCACAGGTCAACAAAAGACTACTTCGGTTGCACTAACTATTACTGACACCACTAGTTCACCGCACACTGTTTTAGCATTCTTTGTTGGCAATGTGCTAACAGGTTTATTAAGTAAAGATGCTGCATTCACTCCTAATTCTGCATTTACCAACGCATACGGTTCAGGGTTTTCTACAGTAAATCCAGGTTATAATGTTAATAGTACAATTTATAATGCATCTGGTATCCTTGTAAATGGAACGCTTACAACAAATGCGCAACCTTATGTTACAAGCGTTGGCACACTAACTGGGTTGAGTATAAGCGGATTACTAACTATGAGTTCTTCAATTGCTGCTTCTGCAAATGGTGTATATGATATTGGAAGTAGCGGAAATAAATTTAGAACAATATATGCAACTGCAACAAGCGCACTATACGCCGACTTGGCCGAAAACTATATTAGTGATACCGTTGCTGGACCAAATGATATTATGGTTATCGGCGGCAATGAAGAAGTAACCGTTTCTACAATATCACATGATCCACACGTAATTGGTGTCATGTCACAAAATCCTGCATATCTTATGAATAGTGGTATAAGTGATATTGGAAGTGCAATCGCACTTACTGGACGTGTCCCCGTTCGTGTAAAAGGTCCAATTGCACGAGGTGATTGTGTAGTAAGCAGTGATATGCGTGGTATTGGTGAGAAGTTAGATATGTATAGATATACACCCGGTTGTATCGTTGGTAAAGCACTTGATAGTATTGAAAATGACAGTATAAAGTTAATTGAAGTAGTAATTGGTGTAAGATAAGGAAATAACATGTCAGTAGTATCAGTATCATTTTATAAAGTAGATGGCACAGAGATTCCACAAAATAGTATTGTGGTATTTGGTGGTGAACGTGATATTGAATTAAGTACTACTTCACATGACCCACGTGTTGCCGGTGTTTCAATTGACCAAACAGGTGACCCAGAACTTGTATTAACTAATTTTGGTTATTTTTCTTGCGAAACATATGCAGTTATTGGTCGTGTTGGTGTTCAAGTAAAAGGACCAATCAATAAAGGTGATTGTGTTGTAACAAGTGATGAAGTGGGTGTTGGTCAGAAATTAGACCCATCAAAATATGTTCATGGTTGCATTCTTGGTAAGGCAATGGCAAATATTTCAGATAACAGTGTTCAAATAATTGAAGTTGCTGTTGGAATTAAATAAATAGAAGTGTGGGAAGAATAAAATATGGCATATAGCAGTGGTGGTATAATTGAAGCAACTGATTTTAATAATCGTGCAAACCAAATTAATGCTCTTTGGGGAACGGGTAGTGCTGGCAATGGCTATGGACAAAGTACTACTATTGCAACAACAAGTGCTGGTACTATTGTACCTGCTACCGATTGGTCAACACTAATTGCTCGTATGAACTCAATTCAGAACCACCAATATGGCAGTGGCACTGGTATTACTTCACCAACTAGCGGTTCTATCATTACGTATTTGAACACAGTTGATACATTTATCACCAATATGATTAATAGTAAATACACATATGCTAGTAGTGGTAGCACATTAAATGCCACTGCAAACACTAATGCTACATCTTGGTCATCACTCAGTACCAAAACATTTACATATACCTTTGCAAGCGCAGACCAAGCAAGATATTTCTTTAATGCTGGTGGAAGAATTGGTCTACAAAGCAATACAAACGCAATAGTAAGCCCAAGTGCTGGTACTGCGTGGGATACTTTTGTTGATACTGGATACAACTATTTTTATATGGGTTCAAATGCCAGCGTTCATGCGGGTACAGTTGGAACATATACTCGTAACGTTTATACAAGT